CTTCTTCTCTTGCAGTCATATATTTAATTTCTAGCTTTCCTGATCGTAGCGGACTATCTTCTGGATACGCTAATCCTTTACTTGGCAGATCAATTATTTCACTTGGAAATTTGTTCTCTTTTTCAGACATTTTATTTATCTCCTAAAAACCTCTTTGAATGAATCATAACAATTTAAAATATATTTTATTTAGAATTGGAGTATAGCGTAATCGTACCTAAGCGTTAAAGTAACATCGACAGGATCGTTATCGGCAAAACCTAAATCACCAAAATTTGCAGACTTAATCCAAGTTCCCTTCATAGTCCATTCTTCAACAACATCACCTACGGGACCTAATACTTGAATTGTTACATCTTTTTTATAAAAATCTGAGTATCCATCTCTTCCTGTTACAGATTCATGAGATAATCTTACCCATTCCATAACAGCTTGTGCACCTGACGGAACAATCGGATCATATAGTGTCATTTCTAATTCATCCCATGCTCCTTTTCCTTTCACATACCTTTTAACATTCATGTGATCTAATTCAACTTCTTCAAAAGTAATTGAAGGTCTCCCACTTGTTTTTATAAGATATGATGGAATACCGTCAATTTGCAGAATATACCTATGTTTGAGCTTTGGCTCAAATGGGGTAAACATTATGTCAGTTGCTTCAATTAAGTCAGGCATTATTTTTCTCCAAATTCAACATTTCATATATAAATATGCTAGAATATAAAAAAGAGCTCATAAAAAGGCGGCTTTTGTGCAGTTTGTTTAAATTTGTCATTCTGGAAATGTCGCCCCTGTTGGCTGAATTGTAAAGTCTAATACAATAAATTCGGCTGTTCTTGTTGGTTGAACAAATATCTGACCGTATAGTATGTTTCTGTCAATAATATCTGATGTGTTATTTGTGGCATCCATGACAACTCTAAATGTGGTTAATCCACTTTGAGACTGGACCTGTTCTAAGAATGGGTTCACAATATTTAAGAATCTTTTTCTTGTTTTAATATTATTTTGTTCAAACACTAGAAATCTTGTTGAGCTTGCGATAAATTTCTTTAGTTTAATCATTAACCTTCTAACATTTACTCTATCTAAAGACGAAGCTTTCTTTTGAAGTGTCTTCTGTCCCCATACTACAGTACCTTGACCAGGAAATGTTGCAATTGGGTTGACGTTTTTTGAATATAGCGTGTCTCTGTTAGACTGTCTTAATTTTCTTTCTGCTCTTGAGACTTCATGAAGAACTCCTCTGTTTAATCCAGCTGGCGCGTACCAAGAATGCGCAACTCTGTCATTAAAGGAATACATTCCTGCAACGGCAACTGAAGGCGGAACCCATACATCTCTTCCTAAATCTGGTTCTGGCATCTTAACCCACGGCCAATACATAGCAGCATAGTTTGTATTTCTTGTATCTGATTCAGATGTTGCATCTGTTAGATTAGCGTTTAATCCTGTTGGATCTATTATTAGAAAACAATCTTGTCTTTCTTCGCAAACATCTATTGCCTGCGTAACAACTGCATCATGAGTATTATCAAATATTCCAGGTATCAGTATTAAATTTATATCAAATTCGTCTTGATTTTTTAATAAATTTAATGCGTCTTTATAAGCAGTGTCTCCTGTCTGTCCTGAAGTGACGTTTATTCCTTGCGCATTTGCAAGAGAAATATTTTCGTAAAAATTCTTTGGATGAACGACGTCACCATCAGTTCCACCTGAAAAAGATCCCGCTCTAGATCCACTGTTTGAGCCACTGTGAAAAGTCGGCAATGATCCTGAAGTTGAAGGTATTCTTATATCACCGTTTTCGTCTAAATAAGTTGGAGTTTGTTGCAATGCTTCGACTCTTACATATTTTGATTTATTTGGATAATCTCCCACTGTCTTCAAATAAGGTTGTGATTGTCCTGAATTTTGAAGCTGCAAATATTGATCTCCGATTCTTTTAGAAATAAAATTATTCTCGTCTGGATCTAGACTTAATTCATTCCATGTTTCTAAAATTTGTTTATTTTTAGTCGTATCATCGCCGCTTCTTATTGATAGGCTAAAAATTCCCTTTTTCTGATTTAGAGAAGAAACTTCCCATCTTATATTATCGCTTGTTCCGTCTTCTAACAAAGAATTTGTTCCTGAATAAAAACTGGCTGAATTATTCATATCGAGACCATCAGATAACGTGTGTAATTTAAAAACTGTTTTATACGAATCGCTATTAAAATCGTGTCCGCCTTGAAAATTATTAGCTGACATAGAAATCGATGATGTTACGATTGAATTTAAAGAACTCCAGCCGCTTCCACTCGTAGATGCGCCTTGGTTATTCCCGTATTCTCCAAATGCGCCTACTTGATTGAATGACATAGTTAAAACATTTCCTGCTGAACTAGCAGTTATATTTAATCCATGTAAAGAAGAACTATTATTGAGAGTATCTCTGAAGCTATTTACAGTTCCTTGAACATTAAACTGAGATGCAACGTATATCTTCGTACTTGTGTTAGGATTATCATCGTAATTCCATCCTGAACCTGTAAAAACAAATTCAACTCCGCCAAAAGAAGCAGATACTGCCTTTACTTCACCGCCGCTTCCGCTCCAAGGTTCAATCATCTGACCGTTAATTGCAGATGGATTTGATCCAGAAATTAGAATACTAGCTGAAGCTTTTGTTCCTCCTCCCATAATTGCAGGATCAATCGAAGATGAAATTGTAGCTGTTGCTTTTGTTGGTGATCCAGCAAGCGTTCTTATTACCAATAATTGATTGCTATTCTTTAAGTATTGTCTAGCAGTAATTGATGTTAAATATGAATAATTTGAACTGCCGCTTCTAAATGTATCTCCAAATCTATCTTTAAATTCTCCATAAGAATTTACGATAGTTGGTATCATTGCAGGCCCTTTAACAGTAGGTCCTATTAAAGCAGCGCCTATTTCAGAAACAGCTGCAGGAAGAAATGTTTTATCTATTTCATTAGTAAATACGCCTGGGCTGATAACTTTTTCAGATGATGCCAATATTTTTCTCCATGTTTATCAATTAATCAGGAAACGTTGCGCCAGTTGGCTGAATTGTAAAGTCTAATACAATAAACTCAGCTGTTCTTGTCGGTTGAATAAAAATTTGTCCATAAAGAATATTTCTATCAACTACATCTGCTGTATTATTGGTGTCATCCATCACAACGCTAAACGATGTCAGTCCACTGTTTGATTGCACCTGTTCTAAGAACGGATTTACAATATTTAAGAATCTTTTTCTTGTTTGTGTATTATTCTGCTCAAATACTAAGAATCTAGAAGAGCTAGCTATGAATTTCTTAAGTTTAATTAATAGCCTTCTAACATTTATTCTGTCAAGTGCTGAAGCTTTCTTCTGCAATGTTTTTTGCCCCCAAGCAGTAACTCCTTGACCAGGGAATGTCGCTATAGGATTGACACTAGAATCATATAAAGTATCTCTATTTTTATGCGTCAATTTTCTTTCTGCCATAGAAACTCCGGGCAATCCTCCTCGATTCAATCCTGCAGGAGCAAACCACGGATGAGCAACTCTGTCATTAAAGGCAAAAACTCCTCCCATGACAGTTGAAGGTGGCACCCAAACTTGACGTCCAAGATTTTGAGATTGTACTTTAACCCAAGGCCAATACATAGCTGCATAATTTGTATTCCTTGTTTCTGCCTCTGTTGTTGCATCACTTATATTCTTTCCGTGTAATGTTGGATCAAGAAGAACAAAACAATCNCCTCTATCTTCACAAAGATCTATTGCAGTTGTAGCAATATTTGTATGATTTGACGCTCCCGAACATATTCCTGGCATTAATATCAAATTTATATCAAATTCATCTTGATTTTTTAACAGGTTAAGCGCATCTTCATAGGCTGTTTTTCCTTTGTCATCATTGCTTAAATCGAATCCTTGAGTATTAGTAGCAGATATATTTTCGAAATTTTCTATATTTACAGCTGCAGCAACTGCGTCTCCAGTAATACTTCCTTTCGAGTCTATTCCAATCCATCCATCTGCTCCGCCTGTAAATGATCCTTGCATCGATCCGCTTCCAAGTCCAGGTAACGATCCTGTCAAAGAATTTAATCTTAT